TTGGTATTTCTATTCCAGGAATTTATAACAAAGAAGATCATTTTCTTGAGTTTAATAACACAGATAGATATGAAGCTACTGTCATAAAAGAAATTGAGAAAGATATCAAACTTCCAATTTGGGTAGAAAATGAAGCTAATATGTCAATATTAGCAGAGGCAATAATCAATAAATATAAAGATTTAGAAGATTTTACTGTTATCAATATAAGTAACAAGGTTACCTGCTCGACATTTCATAAATTTGGAAATAAAAGTGAAGATTATTTTTTTAAAGCTAGTAGAGTACATCACATGATAGTAGATTATGAAAATCAAAAAAAGGTGCTATTTGAATTAATAGAGAATTATGGATACGAAGGCTTTATAGATGACATGTTTCATTTTAGAGATGTATTTAAGTATGAAAAAGAAGATAGTGAACTTGCTAAAGCTTATAAGAGTTTGACTGTTAGAGAAGAATTTGAAGTAATTAAAGTATACGTATCTTATTTGGAGGTGATGTATCGTGATATCAACTAATGAATTTTTAAAAGAACTAGAAGACAAAAAATATAAAGTTGTAGAAACTGATGAAGAATACAAGATTATTAAGAAAGATGTAATATACGCTATTGTTGGTACAAAAGAACAATACAGCAGAACATTTAAGAATACACCAGTTGAATTAAAGAAACTGGTTAGGAAATATGAAGACACTAAAATTAAGGATAGAACAGGATTTTATAGAATACCTTTAAAGAACTTAAATTTAGGTGGAGAACAGCTCTATATTTCATTTAATAGAGTTAGTGAACAGTTCGGAGCAAAAGGAAAGCTATTATTTGATAGTGAAGATAATTTAACTCAGATATTCACTAAAGAAGACTTAGAAAGTGATTATTTTAAAGAACAAATAGGCGAATACTTACAATGGACGGAGGAAGCTTAATAATGAGTGTAGAACAAAAGATATTGATTTTAAGAAAAAGAATTAAGGATTTGAATTTAAAGCCAACTGGATATAACAAGCACGGACAATTTCACTACTATCAATTATCAGATTTCCTACCTCATACCATTGATATATGTTCAGAAATAGGTTTATATGAGGAATATACTGAAGATGAAGATTATAAAACTTTAGTAGTTAAGGATGTGGAGCAACCAACAGAAGCTAGAATTTTCAAAATGAAAAAAATGGAAGTCCCACCTATTTTACCTACACAACCTAATGAGAAAGTAGGGGTTGCAATGCAACGAGCAGGGAACACTGTTCAAACTGTTGGTTCAGTAGATACTTACTACATGAGGTATCTATATAGGAATTTACTAAAATTAACTGAACCTGACTTTACGGAAATAATGGCAGAACGTAACGCTTTAATTCAAGCAATTCAACAAAATTTACCACCTCAACATATTCAATCTATTTTAAGCAAGAAGAACAAGTTTAGATTAGAAGATTTAACTAACGAAGAATTAAGAGATGTTTGGCAATGGATTTTAAATCAACGTCAAGCACAACAACATCAACAACAAGAAGAAGTAGAAGGAGAACAAACGAATGATAAATAACGTGGTATTAACTGGTAGAATAACTAGAAATTTGGAGTTAAAACAAACTAACAATAATAATTTATCTTTAAATATTACCCTTGCAGTTGAAAGAAATTTTAAAGATCAAAGCGGACAAAAACAGACTGATTTTATTAGTTGTAAAGCCTTTGGCAAACGTGCTGAAACAATAGCCCAGTATTGCCAAAAAGGTGATTTAATTGGGGTTACTGGAAGTATTCAAACCGGGAGTTATCAAAAGCAAGATGGAAGTACAGTATATACAACTGATGTAATGGTTGATGGGTTATCATTATTCCCAAAACCAAAACAGGATAATCAAGCTAATCAATTTAACCAACATTTGAATAATTTTAACCAAAAAAATAACTTAGCCCAAAATAACGCTTATAACGGCTTCAATAATCAAAATGGGGATAATGCACTAAACTATATTAATCAACCTCATAACGTGCAAAATAACGGCTATATGAGACAAAATAACCAACAACAACAAATGCAAATGAGTGGAACGGGTGGAATTAACAACACTAACAACTTATTTAATGATTTTGGCAACGATATTAATTTAGATAATGTGTTTGAAAATGTAATTAACCCGTTTAAACAAGAATAGTGATTTATGGAGCAAAAAACAATTAAAGTTATTCCACTAAATTTAAGTTTACTTGAAACGTTAGGACAAGGAAAGGTTAATGAAGCTCTTGTCCTCCAGCAAGTGGACTACTGGTGTACTATCAACAAAAGAAATAATGAATATTTCATAGATGGTACTTATTGGACATTTTCGTCAATTAATATGATGTTAAAAAGAGATTTTCCTTTGTGTTTTAGTTACGATACATTGAAACGAATACTAAACAATTTAGAGGAAGGAAACTTTTTAATAACAAAAAAACATAAAAACGGAAAATTATATCGTGTGAATTACAACAAAATATCTTTTAATAAAAATCTTAAATTAGATAAAAATATTACTAAAAATGAAAGTGATAATCAAAATTCTAGGTTAGTGCAAAATGCACCAACTCAAAATGTAAAGTTAGTGCAAAATGCCCCAACCGAAAAATTAGAGGTTAGTGCAAAATGCCCTAACGGTGAGGGCAAAATGCACCAACCAGTTAGGGCAAAATGCACCAACCAGTTAGGGCAAAATGCACCAACCATAAAAGAGATTAATAAAGAGAATAATATATATATTAATTATAATAACTTTATCAAAAATAAAGAACTTAGTAATAACAAGGGTTTAACTGATAAAGATAATTTATATATACAAACCAACAACGATTTAATTTATTTTAGCAAGATAAAAAAAGATGTTGAGTTAGCAATAAGTCAAGCTAATTTAAAGACTATAGGAGACTATAATATAAGCGGTGTAAACGTTAGTGTAACAACAGTACAGGACGTGTTAAAAGATGTTACAGAAACACAAATTAATTACTGTGTTGAACAAATATTAAAATCTAAACAAATTACTAGTTTTGAGAATTATGTAATTGCTAGTTTGTATAATTCGATAATGAGAGATAAACAAAATAAAATTAATAATCAAAATTCTACGCTAGGGAAATTTAACTGGTGGGATGAATAAATGGAGGTGATTAAGTGTTAAAATTTTTTACACCTATAGCGGTTGTACCGAGGACTACAGCACAACAAAAGAAATTTTCAACTAAAACTAAAAAATTTTACAGTACAGGAAACCTTAAGAACTCAAAAGCAAAATTACAACGAGCCTTAAGTGGTTTCCAACCAAAAGAAAGATATGAAACTGGGATTAGGTTGAAAGTAATTTGGATATTCGAACCTACTCAAAAATCAAAAGACGGAGAGAGAAAGGCAACCCGCCCTGACTTAGACAACTTACAGAAGTTATTACAAGATGTAATGTGTGATATGAAATTCTATAAGGACGATGGACTAATTACGGATCTAGAGGTTTCTAAACGATGGCACAAGAACAGCGGGCTGTATATTGAGATTGAAGAAGTTGAGAAGATTGACAATGAATTTAATGAATTAATGGAGAGTTTAACAAATGGGAAAAAAGAAAAACAAGAAAAATAAGAAGATTAGAAAATCTAATTTACAAATGATTGATACCAACGACGCTAGGAAACTACATAGACGTTATGCTAATTTGGAGAAAAGGGCGGTTGATGAATACAAACTGTCAGCTAGTCGACAAATGGCTAACAATGTATTTCAAGAGTTATTCATTGATACGCTAGGTATACCATTATTAGCCTTAAGGAACAGAGGATACGGAAAGAAAAGGTTAGAAGAGGTATTTAATGAAACAATGACTATATTTAAAGACTATCATGAGGAGAGATTTAAATTTGAAGATGTTAGTGGAATTCTTAAAGAAGAAACTGGAATTGATTTTACTCAGGCTAAAGAAGATTTTATTCAATGGCTTAGGGATAAGGCAAAAGAAGACGAAAGATACAACGAACAGCTATTTGTTTACACAATGGATGAGGTGCAAGATGGAAGAAAAACTATATAAATTAATTGATATTGTTAAAGGTGAAAGTTTGGGGCTACTTTATAAAGGGGTTAAAAAAATAACATTTGAATATAAGGATAGAGACTACATTCTAACTGAAGATATGTTATATCCGTTAGAACAAACAATAGGGATTGACAACGGCTTAACTAATTCATTAGTTAATGTAAGAGTTAAGCTTATGGAGTTTTAATCATGACTAAACTTGATGATATCATGTGGAAATTGAATATGACTAATAAGAAATTAGCTAAATTAAGTGGGGTTAGTACTAACACTATCAATTTAATACGTACTGGGAACGGTAAAGGCAGTAGGAAGAGTATTAGAAAGATAGCTAGTGCATTAAATGTAAATGCAAATGAAATAGGAGATTAAGAGATGTTAGAGAAATTAGCTATAGTAGGATTAATAGGTATAGTTGTTGCTTATTTTGTATTTATATTTATTGAAGCAACTAATTACCAAGAACGTAAAGAAAAAGAAAAACAAGAAGCCATAGAATTAAGGATAAAAAATGCTAGGTTAGAAGAACAACTAAAAGCACTAGACGACAAACAAGCTGAACAAACGAAAAAAACAGCTGAATTGAACGGAATTGGAGGATAAGGAATGGACGAGAAAATAAAAGAATTAGCAAAAAGAATTTTTAACTTAGAGAAGGATAATATTGTACAGTATGAACTATTAAAGGAATTTCATTATGAATTATTTAAAATTAAAATGAATTTAACTGTTTTGAATTGGTTTGCGATATCTTACATACTTTATCAAGTTATAAATTATATCTGGGGGAAATAATATGGTAGGTAAAAAAATGTTAAAAAAAACGTGGGATAACATAGAAATTATATTAATCACACTTTCAATGCTGTTAGCAATGTTTACAGCGGGATT